TATCAGGTTCAATCTGATACTTTTAGCGGTGGTATGATGACCTATTCCCGTGGAACCGCTGCGAATATAGCACAGGAAACACGAGATTTGTTATGCGATAAATCGAACTACATTCGATTTGATTTGACATCCGAAGAACTCGCGGTGTTCTCTGGTTCTGATGCCGCTGCAATGACTGAAATCTTAAAGCAACCAATGAGCAATCTTGCTCGAAAAGTTGATCTTGATGGGTTCGGCTTGATGATGCTCAAAGGCGGAAGCCGTGTCGCTCTACTGAGTGATGCCAACGGGTTCACCATTGATGATGCGAGCGTTGTTAACTCCCGCATTGCGGAACAGATCGCGGATACTGGAAACCGCTATTTGGCTCTCTCAGCCTCCGATATGAGCAAAGCTCAGATTAGTGCAAAAGGCTTGTTCCAAGCATCCAACGACATTGCGAACCAATACAAGTCTGGCGTTATTGCATCGGGCCAAGGTTTTGAAAAATGGTTCGACACTCAGTCATTACCTACTCTCACTATCGGTACTGCATTCGGTGATGCTACTGCTACCTCTGGAATCACCATCACCACAACCGTATCAACAGCAGGACAAGCAACCATTGCTTTGACTGGTGATGCCACTCAATACAGCAAGACGTTCTTCGCTGGACAGGCTATCCAAATCGCTGGATGTTATGCGATTGATCCTCAAACCTTGCTTGCTATTCCAACAAAGGCCACGTTCATTGTACAAGCAGATTGTGCTTTCAGCGGTGCAGGTGCTTTGGCTGCTATGTCCATCACTCCGATGTATACGGTCGCTGGAAATATCACCTTGGCAAATCTTAGTGCCTATCCTCAATCTGGCGCAAAGGTCACGGTTCTCGAAAACCTGACTGGAACCAACAACGGAAAGCTCTGCAAGGTCGCTATCGGTTGGCAGAAGAAAGCGCTGGCTTTCGCTTCCATCCCCCTACCCAAGGATCTCTCTGGTGCTGATTGCGCTGTCGTGAACAAGAACGGAATCGACATCCGCGTCACCAAGCAGTATCAAATTAATTCAAATGCTCAAGCAACAGTAATCGACCTTCAATACGGGTTCTTAAATACCCGTCCTGAATGGGTTGGTTCTGCTGCTGGCTTCAAGCTCTAATCCCATCGCTCCCCTGCACATCAGCTTAACGGCTGGTGTGTGGGGCTTTTTCTTTATTCTTGACATTAGGTATCATCATGCAAAGAACGGCTCTATACATTGTTGAAAAAGCCTTTGAGGCTACTCGTATTAAGTCCGAGCATGATAGCGGATTCCCTGCTGAGAGAGCAGAATATGGTTTGCAATTGCTCCAGTCCATGATGGATATGTGGAGGCTTGATTCTAGCATGGCTCAAACTTGGGATGCAACGGCATTCTGTGCTTTAGTTGGTGGGCAAGAATCATATACGGTTGGTGCGACTGGATCAGATCTTGTGACTGGGGATGAACGACCAGAAGGTATTTTACGCGCTTGGATTCAGGCCGCCAATATGACTTATCCAATGGTGCAAGTTACTGGTCAAGACTACTACCGATCTCCACGCATGACGGCTGTAATGAGCACAAGACCAGCAACATTTTTCTACTCGCAGGAATACCCGCAAGGGATTATCACCGTATTTCCAAAGCCAAGCGCGTCATATGAAATGCATATTCAATACGCGGCACCTATCATCACGCCAAGCGCATTGACTGATAACGTGACCTATGGCCCAGGCTACATCCAAGCCTTGATTTATTCATTGGCTCAACTGATTGCGGTGACATACAACATCGACAATCCAAAGATTGACGCGGCTGCCGCTCAATATAAGGACATGATTCGCATGAGCCGTAAGCGTCAAACTCCAAACGCAATTCTAGACCCTATGGTATCAGCGCGTGGTAGTTCTGGGCATTCTAACACTACAACTCAAGGACCATTATACGACATCAACTCTAATTCCTTTGTGGGCTATCTATGACGGCTATACAGGGGTTTATTGGCGGTGATAACGAGAGCTATTCCCGTGCGTTTGGTTATTCAACTTGCATTAATTTGTATCCTGAAATTTCCAAGGACGATAGCAGCACAACGCCCAAGGCATTAATCGGAACTCCCGGCACTACTGCTATTTCCGCATGGAACTCCACAACTGGAAGCGGTGGAGGGCGGGGCTGCTATACCTCATCCCGTGGTATCAAATTCTCTGTGATTGGTTCGCGGGTTTATCGGTACATCACAAAACTATTGGGTCCTACTCAAATCTATACAATCCCTGATGGTACAACGCCTGTCGCGTTTTCGGATGACGGATGGTATCTTTGCATCGTTGATGGGAATCAGCTTTATTGCATTGATATGTACTCAAATGTTGGAATGGTTCCTACTCTCCCAAATGGAGTTCATCCGACGCACATAGTGTATCTTGGTGGGCGCATGGTAATAAATGCCTCGACTCAGCTTGCACCGGCAACGCCTGGACTCGCTCCAGTCGATACTAAGCTCTATTACTCGCAGCTTTACAATTCGACACAGTGGCTTTCTGATGGAGCGGGAAGCGTTGCTGTCATCGCCTCCGCTGATCCAGTCTCAGCCTTTGCCGTGGTGAACGATCAAATCATAGCTTGTGGATCTGGTACGGTGGAGTTTTTGAGCGTGAGCGATGACGCGAATCATCCATTTGTGCGCGTGTCTGGCTCATCTTCTGCCAATGGAATCTTTGCACCGAATAGCCTTGTAACCGTTGGGAAGTCTAGCTATTACGTTGGGTATGTGACTAACGGATCGGTTGAAATATATCGTTCAAATGGCTATGAAATTGAAACTGTATCGACTCCTGCAATCGAATGGAAATTTGCAACGGCTGGAGATAATGCCCCTACTGATGCGATTGGATTTACCTACTCCCAAGCTGGTCACACGTTTTATGGAATCACATCGGCGGCGTTGAATTTAACGCTTGTCTATGATGTAGATACAGGCGCGTGGCATAGGCGTACAACTCGAAGCGATTTAGGTGTAGAAAATTATTGGAAGTACCTTTATTTCTCTGCTGATGCGGGAAATGTTTATTGCCAATGCGCGGACTATGAAGGCGTTTTGCAGCTTGATCTTTTGGCCTATGCTGAATTTGATGGGCGCACAATTACCCGCGAACGCTCTACCATGATTATGCAGGACGAGCTTAATGGCATTGTCCATGATAGTTTCACCCTGCACATGGAAACAGGAACGGGCAACAGCGCGGGAGTTGATACCAAAGATCCGATTGCAGAACTTTCATGGAGTGATGACGGGAATGTTAATTTTTCCACAGCTTGCGAAATGCAGATTGGAAATGATGGCGAAGGTGGGAAGCTATTACGCTCTTGGCGGCTTGGCTATGCGCGGCTTCGATCCTATCGGGTTCGTATCACCGCCCCGGTTCGCGTAATTCTTTTAGATGCTTACGTTAATATGTCCCCGACGGGACGCTAAAAACTTAAATTGAGGTACATATGGGACTCCTTACATCGCTAGTAAATCCAATTACATCCTACTACGAGGGACAGCGTAGACTTGCAGGGGCCAAGGCTGGAACGAGTATAGCCAATCAGGGCTATGATGATGCAACCGAAATGGCGCAGCAGGCGCAGACAAGCGCGCAAGGTACTTGGAATCCATACTCGCAATATGGAGCACAGGGGCGCGGATCTTTACAGTCCATGCTAACGGATGCGGGGCAATTTGCGACCCCTGATTTTCAGTATCAAGGTGAGATGTCAGACTACCTTGATCCCTCTATGGCTTTTCGCCTAAAAACAGGGACTCAAGCAATGGATCAAAGTGCTGCCGCCCGTGGTGGTGCTTTTGATTCTGGCTATGGTAAGGACTTGCAAAACTATGCTCAAGGATTAGCATCCGAAGAATACGGAAACGCTTTTGGGCGAATGCAAAACGACCGCCAAAGCCAACTATCTAAATACTCCACGGTGCTTGAGCAAGCGCGCGCAAACCGCCAGCAGCGAATGAATGGACTGCAAGGAATGGTAGATACTGGAACGGGTGGCGATACAAATATTTCCAACGCAAACCAGAACTATTTTGGAACGGCACAGCAAGGAATTTTGAACAAGGCGCAAAACAATTCTCAGCTTGCAGCGATGCGACAGCAGAACAAAGGAAGCCTAGGGACTGCACTGCTCAAGAGCCTTGCAGGTGCTGGTGATGCAGGACTTGACATGTACACGGGTGGCAGTGGACTCGCTTCCATCTTTGGTAGTGGTAAAGCCCCTCAGGTGTCGCGTGGTGGCACATTGAATAGTGATGGCTCCGAGACATGGAACACTAAGCGGATTGCATTCTAAGAGGCTCCTATGCAGACTATTTTTAATCCTACCGATTGGACAAGCGGACAGAACGACATCAAAGGGCTTTTTGGCTCTGGTCAAGAGCCGCTTAATGGTGATTCCATTGCGAACCAGATTCGAGCATTGCAGAAGCGCAAGGTGCTTAATGCTTTCCCAGCACAGGGAGCAAAGCAAGACCCGATCCAATACCTACGAGACAAGGCGCGGGCATTGGCTTCGATTGATCCTGAAATGTCTCAGCAACTCACCGACAAAGCGAACGAGATGGAGGGGCGCGCACAGACTGCATTGCAAAAGAAACAGGCCGATGCAGAAAGTAACGATATGAACTCTCTTCCAAACTTGAAAGAGATGGATTTGAACTATCGAAATGCTTTGATGCAAATGGGAAGCGAGAACTGGACAAACATGAATTCAGAGGCCAAGGCGTTGGTTCTGGAGACAATTAAGGGTATCCGCTCCCGCATGTCCGCAACTCCACAGGGTCGCGCTCTGATGGGAATTGCAGAGCAAGAGACTGATGTCATCCCAGAACGTAACGACGTGCCAAAGGTTGAGGAAGGGAAAAAAGACTTCAATGCTTTTAAGTTCGATCTAAAGACAAAGGCGACAGATGCAGATTCTGATGGGGTTGTTGATAATCTTGATGATCTTGAGGACTCAATCAATAATTTCACGCGCGGACTTGGTGAAACGGATCCCGACGTGATGAACTTGAAAAAGTATTGGGCTGCAATCAAAGACCGCATTGCACTGGAAAAGGATGCGGACTACAAGAAGCAGAACCAGCAACGGGACGCAACTGGTGACGCGCAGACTTACGCAAATCGCGTATATGACCAAGTGAACAAAAATAACGCATCGGAGCTTGATGGAATTCGAAGCATCGGGAAGATTCTAACGCAAGTAAGCACTGGTTCTTCCAGCATGAACAACTATAATGCAGTCAAGGCCGCATTACGTGCTGCGGTTCCCGAAGCTGTTAACGAAGGCGATATTACGAACATCAAGAACTTGCAAAACGGTTCGTTTATTGCGACGCTTTTACAGAAGATTGGTGCAAGTCAGGCAATTACTGACTCTGATGTGAAGTCAGCTATTGATGGACTGGTGCAACTTTATAACTCAAGCTATGCTAAGATATCCGCAAATATTGAAGCAGCCAAGCGCTCAAATAGTCAGTATAAAAACGAAGTAGCAAAAGCGCTCGATGGAATCCTTCAAGGGTATCCAAAGACTCAAAGCGGAATTATCGGCTCTCAGAAGCCAGTACAGCAAGTTGCGCCACAGGCGACAAAGACTAAATCAGGTTTCACCGTAAAGAAGCGGGTACAATAATGGCGAAGTTTGTTCTATCTGCAAATGACGGATCGGGAGATATACAAAGCGGGGATACATCCCTTTGGTTTCCAAGTGTAGAATCCGCTGAGGATTGGGCCGTAAAGAATGGCGCATCACCTGAAGAGTTTAGTATTGAGGAAATTTCAGAACCCACTCAACCAGTAGGCGTACAACCGATCCAGACCAACGCAGAAGCCGCGCAAATGAAAGGCGGCTTGTCCACTCTTGGCGACCTAGCGAAGGGCTATTACAAAACAATGGGAATGATGAACCCTGTTGCTGGTAGTCTGATGTATACCACGGGTAACATGCCAACGCAGGATGAGGTACTAGGCACTCTAGGCATGGCATTCCCGTACGCGAGGGAAGCGGTGGAAAGCGGAAAGAGTCCACTTCGTCAAGCCGTTACCGCTGGTATTGAAGGTGCGGTTATTCCTGCATCTATGATGCTTGGGGAGGCTCCAGAACTCGCAAACATTGCGCGCCAATTCTTGCCTACTCTATCCCGTTATGGACTCGCTAAAGGAGTGGCAGAGGGTCTAGGGCAATACGGACTCATGCAGGGCGAAGAAAAACTAAGCGGCATGGATAATCCAGAGTGGGCAGAATATGCGACTGGCGTGGCTCCTATCGCCTTGCGCGGTGGTGCGGGGCTTGCTGGTGCTATTGGAAATAAGTTTCAGGACAAGGCAGGCAAAAGTTTATACTCTGCAATCAATCCCACAACATCGGAATATATGGGGCCAAATCCATTTACTCCAGAAGTGGGCCGCCAATTATTTTTAGAAAACAATGTTATCCCCACACATTTTGGAGCGAATGCAGAAGGCGCACTAAAGGCTATGATTTCCCATAGAAACCAAGGGCTTAATGCTGCTACCATTGTTGAAGATGAGGCAATTAGAAACGCTCGGAACCTTGTAAACTATGGTGGAAAATATATCCCTCCCGTTGTCAACACAATCGAAGCCCCAACGGTAAAATCAATAATTGAAGAAGAGGCAAAGCGAAGGGGCGAAAAGGCTTTATACACAAGACAAAAGAATAAATGGCTAGCGAGTGGCGACCCTGATGCATTGCCCCCATATCTACCAGAAACAATGCAAGAAGGATACAGGCCAAAAGCAATAACAGAAATGGAATCTTTCGAGCAAGAACCAGCTCGACTTGAACTTGGAGCGATATCAAAAGCGCGCCAAAAAATAAATCGCTCAAACAATCTTGGGTTGTCAAAGATTGCACAGAGAAGTGCGCTTGAAAATATCATTGCAGCCGAAAACATTGGCGGAGAAATTTCACCACGAAAAGCGGCAAATCTTATATCCGCACTGGGATCTAATACGAATTGGACGAATGACGACATTGCAAAGAGTGAAGCAGCCAAGGCTTTATATGGATCGTTGAAGGACTTTGCAAGACAAGCGAATCCAGAGGTGGCTGCAGCGACAAGCGCAAAGGCTCCATTCCTTACGCTTGGAATTGGTAATGATGATTTACTTGCAAAGAGGCTAGGACAGTCTGCGGTTCTTGATCCAAAACATAATTTCGGATTGCAGACATTTACAAGACCTTTTGAACGTTCGCTTGTCGGTGCTCAGCGTATGTACAATGTTGGAAAGATGATTGAGTCACAGCCTGAATCTATGCGACCTGCGCTAACGTTGCTTGCCTCTAAAGTATTAGCGCAACAGCCAGCACCAGAGCCAGCGTTTTACGGTCAATTATTGACACCTTGAGGAATCAATGAACACTACTCCCTTCACGAATCCGAATGATACTTATTTAGATGGTTTGCTTGTCGCAACTGATGACAGACTTGTATTCAAAGATCCCGATACAAGCCTTGCAAAAAATGTGTATAACCAAGCGGGAACACCGTTAGGAAATAAGATTTCGCTAACGGCAACAGGGCAAGCAAACCCACAGTTATTTCTAGGTGAGGGAAAATACTCTGTAATGCTTCAAAGGTATGTAGCTGGTGATCGTAACCTAGATGCAAGTTGGGCAGATGCTTGGCCTATTTCTTATATCGCGAATGGCGCAAACGCAACGGGAGAAAGCGCGGGATCATTTGGAGTATTCGCAACGCGCGCTAATGTCAAGGCTCTTGCTATTGGTCATGGCTATGATGCCGTTCTATGCCTTGGCTATTACACAAGTACAGACGGTGGAGGAGGTTTATTTACTTGGAGCGCATCGAGCGCGGTTGCTGATGATTTCGGTTATCAGATAAACCTAGATTCTGCTCCCGGTACTGGTCGTTTCTTGTGGGCAAAGCAAGCTGGACAAAAGAGCGTTTCGACAGCATCCTATGGAGTTACTACTCAAATCACAGGATCATGCGATACGCGCGTCCTGAATGCCATGAACATGGCTATTGCATTGGGCTATACCTTAGACCTTAATTCATGCGCTCACAGTTTCAGCGGTGGATTTATGTTCACCGTTCAAACTAGCGTACCTTCGGGATGTCGTTTCACTGCTCCAGATGCTACAACAGTGAGATCTATCCTTTTCACAAAACAAACAACTATTGACCAACGTGTAGCATCAAATCCTTTTAACGTGGCGACACGAGTTAGTGTTAGCTTTGCGATGCGTTGTGTAGAAGGTGGAGTTAGGCCAGAGTGGTGGGATGGTGGCTATGTGAGTGGATCAATCACAGCAAATCAAATATCGCAAGCAAGCATCAATGGGATGGGATATACTCGCCTTACAAATGGACTTGATTATGATGCTTCACTAGGTGAAATTTACGGGGCTGTTATTGTTGAATATGGAGCGACAATTTCCCAGAATACTGATGGAATTGTGTGCATCATTGAGGGGCCATTAATTGTTGATTCTCCAGCAGCATGGCGAATCGTCAAGAATAGCACAACTGGATATATAACGTTTGGTGATGGGCAAGTCGAACCAGTAGAAGCGTGGTGGTTTGGTTGGGGAAGTACAAATACACTAACGCAAGCACAATGCTTAAACGCTGCTTACTTATCTTGCATAGGATATTCTAAAGTTCTGCATATAACAAAGAGTCTGCTCGCCTATAAGATAGATGCGAATATTCCGTTTACAGCGCGCAATGTACATGTAGATATCGATGACTCTTTGAACATCGGTACAGGCATTGTAACGCTCACCAATGTAACGAACGACAGGCGCACGTTGTTCACATTTGGTACTGGTGGAGATGGATCTCACATCATTACAAAGGGCGGGGTGGTCTATCCTGAATGGTTCGGGGCGGCTGGTGATGGAACGAACGACGATATCACAGCCCTAACAAACTCCATTCTATGCGCCAATGCTTCGCGGCAATTACCCGCAAAGACTTTTATAGATCTAGGTGGGAAACTATACTATATCGGTACATCATTAACGATGTCTAATATCTTTTATATTGGAATCAGAAACGGACAAATAAAACAGTCTAATTTGAATCTAACCAATTGGGCATATGTTGATTTTAATGATGTTACAATTACAAGTGAGATAACAGGGAATGCGTTATCATTGACATCTTGCTCAAATATAAACCTAAACAATGTGAGTGTTTCATCAAATCACTCTTCCACAGCGGCTATTCCTATCGCATTATTTGGATCTTCTTTTATTTCGTCTAACGCGTGTGAGTTCTTAAAATCAAATATGACTGGGCCACCATTTTTAATGGAAAATTCGAGCGGAAACTACCGATTTACTTTTAATCGTTGTAAATTCTCAACAACTGGAGGCGGACAGGGGTACATAAATGCAAGCGATTCCACATTTAATCAGTGCATTTTTACCGCTGGAGTTGCGCAAACTACCGTCATGATCGGATGGGATTCTGGTAATTCATATTCAGCACAAAACATAAATATTATGGACTGCGAGTTTAGAAACCAGTGGGTTTACTTATGCTCAAGCGCAAGCGCGCGCTTTGACAATAACCAGTTTGTTGGGATTTATCAGTACAACAAAATGGTATTGCAACCGCGCGTATATGGCGAACCATTAAATATTTCAGTGGTAGGAAATGAATTTAATTACTCTGTAACGCCACCAGCGGGAACGTATGCGATTTCATACGATACGACTTTTGCTTCTTATAATGTGACGGATGGGACGCAAAACGGTTCTTCCGTACTGTATTTGTTTGGATCTTTTGTTGTGGGGAATAATGTTGCAAATGTTGCTGGTGCTATGGCAGGATATTCGTTATTTGTGAACGGTGGAACGCACTACGATAATGGTCGTATTCGATTTGCAAAGACTTTTGGAAATGGTAGGTTCCTTGTAAGAAATACGGCAACAAATTATGATTTAATTCAGGATGACTACATCGGGAATAGTCCATCGGATGCGCATCCAATTATCGGGAATATAAACATTGATTCAAGCACTCTTGCAAGAACAAATA